CGTACGCACTTCTCGCTCAAGCAGGAGTTCAAGCTCCTGAAGAACCTGATCCGCGACTACACGGACCCGGACTACACCTACGACCCCGAGTACGGGACGAAGCGTGCCAAGCAGGCTGACTACGACTTGGTCGATGTCATCCCCGTGAGTGACCCCAACGCTGCCACGATGTCGCAGCGCGTCGTTCAGTTCCAAGCCGCCATCCAGATGGCGCAGATGGCTCCGCAGATTTACAACCTGCCTGAGCTTCACCGGGGGATGCTGTCTGTTCTGGGCATCAAGAACGCCGAGAAGATCGTGCCGCTGGAGGAGGACCAGAAGCCCACCGATCCGGTCACCGAGAACCAGAACATCCTCAAGCTCAAGCCCGTCAAGGCGTTCTTGCACCAAGATCACGACGCTCACATCGCCGTGCACAACATGATGATGCAAGACCCGCTGATCGCCGCGCAGTTGGGACAGAACCCGCAGGCGCAGCAGTTGGCTGCGTCGCTGCAAGCGCACATCGCTGAGCACATTGGCTTCAAGATGCGCAAGCAGATCGAAGCGCAGTTGGGCATGCCGCTGCCTCCCGAGGACGAGAAGCTCCCGCCGCAGGTGGAGATCGCGCTGTCCACCATGATGGCCCAGGCCGCAGGTCAGGTGGTGGCGCAGAGCCAGCAGCAGGCCGCGATGATGCAGGCGCAGCAGCAGATGCAAGACCCGGTGATCCAGATGCAGCAGCAAGAACTGGCGCTGCGTCAGAAGGAACTGGAGTTGAAGGCGCAGAAGATCATGCTCGATGCAACGGCCATGTCTGACAAACAGGAGCTTGAAGCTGAGCGCGTGAAGGGCGACCTGGAGCTTCGCGCCATGAAGACCCAGGCCGATATTGAGAAAGACAAGGCGATGCTCATCGCTCAGCAAGAACGTGAAGGCGTCAAGCTGGGCGTCGAGATTGCCAAAACCCGTGCCGCACAGGCACGTCCACCCATTAGGAACACTAAGTGATCCACGACTTCGCACGCGTATTGCGCGAACAAATACGCACCGACATGAACAACTACGCCGATGACTTGGCGGGGGGTTCGTGTCGCACTTTTGAGGAATACCAGAAGCTCTGCGGCGTCATCCAAGGTCTGGCGATGGCAGAGCGTTACATCCTTGACCTTGCAAAGAAAGCCGAAGATGCAGACGAGTGAAGCGGGAATCATCCTCCCCCCAGGCATCAGCCTGCCCAAGACCATTCAGCCCCAGGACGAACAGGACGAGAACCTCGCCCCTGAAGAGAAGGCCACAGCCCTTCCAGAGCCTGCAGGTCACAAACTGCTGTGCATCGTGCCGGACGTTTCAGACACGTTTGAGAACTCCAGCCTGATCAAGGCCGACACGTACATGAAGCAGGAAGAACACGCCACCACGGTGCTGTTCGTGCTCAAACAAGGCCCCTCGGCCTACAAAGACCCCGAGCGTTTCCCCACGGGAGCTTGGTGTAAACCCGGAGATTTTGTGCTGGTGCGTACCTATTCTGGTACGCGGTTCAAGATTTTTGGCAAGGAGTTCCGTCTCATCAACGATGACCAAGTTGATGCTGTTGTGCAAGACCCTCGCGGACTCACCCGCGCTTGAAGGAGTGAAAGATGGCGATTGATAAGGAAGAGTACAAGTTCCCTGACGAGCAGGAGAACGAAGTCAAAGTCGAGACTTCGGGTGAAACCGACGTCGAGATTGAGGTCGTAGACGACACGCCCGAGCGTGATCGTGGCCGTAAGCCTCTGGAGCGGGAGGTCGCTGACCCGACCGAAGAAGAGATCGAGTCTTACTCGGCCAACGTGCAGTCGCGGATCAAGGAGTTGACCCACGCACGTCACGACGAACGCCGTCAAAAAGAGGCTGTAGCCCGGGAAAAAGCCGAGCTTGAGCGTCTTGCACAGCAGTTGATCGACGAGAACAACCGGCTGAAGAAGAGTTACAACGAGGGCCAGGAGGTTCTGGTTTCAAGCGCCCGCAAGGAAGCTGAGACAGAACTCGAAGCTGCCCGTCGAAACCTCAAGGCTGCACAGGAGGCGTTTGATACCGACGCCATCATCGCGGCCCAGGAGGAGCTTGCTGCGGCCAAGTGGCGAGTCGAAGAAGCAAAAAGATTCCGTCCGCAGGCTTTACAGCCCACGGAAATTCCGGTACAAACTCAGCAACAACCGCAAACTCAGGTTCAACCCGACGAGAAATCCCTGCGCTGGCAGGCAAAAAACCAGTGGTTCGGGCAACCGGGGTTTGAGGAATACACCAGCTACGCACTAGGGCTGCATCAAAAGCTAGTCACCGGGGGTACTGATCCCCGCTCCGATGAGTATTTCGACCAGATCGATGGTCGCATGAAGTCGAAGTTCCCCGAGTTATTCGGGAACGAAGACAAGCCGAAGACGGTTGAGGTTCAAAAGAAACCCACAACGGTCGTGGCTCCCGCCACTCGTACTACGGGTGTCGGAAAAATTCGACTGACTCAAACGCAAGTTGCGTTGGCGAAAAAGCTGGGCCTGACCCCGCAGCAATACGCTGCACAAGTGGCAAAACTGGAGAACCAAAATGGCTGAAACTCAAAACCGTATGCCTCGTGACCTTCAGTCACGCGAAAAGACTGCTCGGGCGGTATACGTACCTCCGAGTGCATTGCCTGAGCCGACACCTGAGCCGGGTATTGTGTTTCGCTGGATTGCGACGCACGTCCTGGGTCAGTCTGACCCCACCAACGTGTCCAAAAAGATGCGTGAGGGTTGGGAGCCGGTTAAGGCAGATGACCATCCTGAACTTATGCTGATGCGCAACGAAAAGACCGGGAACGTGGAAATGGGTGGCCTCATGCTTTGCAAGATGCCCGCCGAACTTGCACGCTCACGGGACGAGTACTACGGGCGTCAAGCGCAAGCTCAGATGGACTCAGTGGACAACCACTTCATGCGAAACAATGATCCACGGATGCCGTTGTTCTCGGACCGCAAGTCCAGCACGACGCGCGGAGGTGGGTTTGGTTCTGGTTCAAAGTAACTTAGGAGTCACAAATGGCTTACCCCACTGTTGACGCTCCGTACGGTTTTAAGCCCATCAATCGACTAGATGGACTTCCCTATGCTGGAGCAACTCGTCAAATCCCCATTGCCAATGCGTACAGCCAGAATATCTTCTACGGCGACGTAGTTCAGATTTCTAACGGTACCGTTGTGCGTTCGTCGTACACACCCGCGTCTTCGCCGACCACGCCTATTGCTGGCACCATCGGCATTTTCTTGGGTTGCTCGTACACCAGCCCTTCCACCGGCCAGAAACTGTTCCAACAGTTCTATCCGGCTAACACGGCTGCAAACGACATCGTCGCCATCGTGGTGGACGATCCCCGTGCGCTGTTCAAAGCAGTTGTCACGACCCAAGGCACGTCGCTGGCGAACAACAGCACCACCGTGGGCTTCCTGAACCCCTACTATGTCGGCTCTAACCTGTATCAGGTTGGTGGCGCTGGTGGCGTGACGGGCAGCACCATCACTGGTGACTCGGCGTTCTCCGTGTCGGGCGCTGTTGTGACCTCTGGCACCGCTGGTGCTGGTGATCGCGTGACTGCAGCCGTGCCGTTCCGTATGGTTGGCGTTGTGCCTGAGACTGCTGTGACCCTGTCGGGCACCGGCAGCACCTCTGGCTCGTCTGCCACGGTGACGCTGACTGCTGCTGTGTCGGGCCTGCGTCCTGGCATGCAGTTGGTCTGCCCGACTGGCACTGGTACCCTGGCCGGTAACTACGCAACCGTGATCAACGTGGCTACCACCACGCTGACCCTGAACGCGTCTGTTACTCTGGCTTCTGGCTCGGCGCTGTCCTTTGTGGGCTTCCCCGAAGTTTTGGTGGCTTGGAACGGAAACTTCCACAGCTATAACAACACCACGGGTGTCTAAGGAGTAATTCAAAATGGCAATTTCTCGTGCCCAACTACTGAAAGAACTCCTGCCGGGTCTGAACGCCCTGTTTGGCATGGAGTACGCTCGCTACGGCGAAGAGCACAAGGAAATCTACGAGACTGAAAAGTCCGAGCGTTCCTTTGAAGAAGAAACCAAGCTGGCTGGCTTCAGTGCCGCTCCGGT